GTTTAATGAAATCTATCGGAGGGATGATCCCGAGGAAGAGCAAGACTTTAAGAGAAATCTCTTTTAAGAAACCTTCTGAGGGGGTGTCCCCTACCTCAGCACCCAATTCATTGGCGAGCGCAACTTTGGTATCTTACATACCGAAGCAGGCTGGATCACTAAAGTTTCCTATGAAGAAACCATGGTTTGATGATAATTCTTTACTTTATAGTAAAGAAGAATCATCATATCTGGTTCCTAAAATTGGAAAACTTTTCTCCCTCACTCAAAATCAAGAACGTAGCCTTTACCGATTAATAAAGGTTATGAACTCGATTTGAGGTAGGCGTGATATAACGAGAAATGATCGAGTAGCGATTTTAAAAGGGCTTAGAAAGCACTTTATAAAAATAGCTATGAAAGAAGACACAATTGATTTTAGAAAAGGAAAGAAATGAAGTAAGTTTCTTAAAACTAAGAAACCGACTAAATTTCAATCATTCATAAAATTAATTATATCCTCTAAAGATCATTTCGCATTAGAATACTTAAAACAAGAAGAATCATGAATGTCGGATAATAACTACTGCAGTGCAGTTTTATCATTACTCTGACGTTCACGTGATCTTAATCTTGAGCCAGTAATTGACCTTAAACCAATTACAGACTCAGTGGCTGAAGATATATTAATTAATATAAAATCAGTATCACAAGAGATTAGAGATCATTTTCATGAATTAAGTATACCGACTGATGTCATTGAAGATTGAGATAGTCGAAACATTATACCACACTGGTCATCGAAAAGTGGTCCGCATGGACACTCATCTTTAACCAGTATAGTGGATATATATAACTATACTGAAGATGAATGGAATGATATTGAGAACTTAGGTTCCAATTTCATCCCTTCATTTTCAGAATATAGAAATATAAAATGAATCAAGGATTTCAAAAGTCACAGCGGTGATCCAAAAGTATATAAGAGACGACTGTCAGCTATAGCTGATTATGAAGGTAAAACCAGAGTAATCGCTATAGGTGATTGAACATCTCAAGTGTACTTGCGACCTTTACATAATAGAATTATGAATACTTTAAGAAATATAAAGTCAGACATAACTTTTAATCATGAAAGGTTGCCTGGTATTGTTAAAAGTTATTGAGATAGATCTAAAGATTGGTCGGCAGTTCAATACAACCAAATGGCTGGTTGGACTTACGATCCATACTCGATAGATCTTGTCTCAGCAACTGATAGAATACCAGTTGATATCACATCTGCAGTTTTATCCAAATTATGAGATAATGATAAATTATCAAATGATTGGAAGAAACTGATGACATCATGACCGTTTATCACGCCGAAAGACAGAATAAGCGGATCAAGAACTATGGTTAAGTACGGCATAGGTCAGCCAATGGGCTTATACAGCTCATGACCTGCCTTAGCAATAACTAACCATATCTTGATCCGTTTAGCGGCCTATAGAATTGGTGAGCACAAATTTGATAGATATTTAGTTCTGGGAGATGACGTAGTCATCTTCTGTCCTAATGTATCTAAAAAATATGTTAGTTTAATGAAATCTATCGGAGTTTCAACGAAACCCGAAGATTCTATTAAACCCAAAAGGTTGCACACCCTTGAAATGGCAAAACGCCTATTCAGGGGTGGAGTTGAGATCTCTCCAATCCCATTAAGTCTTATGAAAACAAACTTAGGTTTGTTTGCCATATACTTAAGGGATAGAGGTGTCACTCTTCCTTTGGTAACTTTGTATCCCGGGGAAACAGATAAACTGCTTCCCTTGACTGCAGCAGCATTACTTTGATTATGGAAACGTAGTCCTTCTTGACGTGAAGTCAATAATGATATACGTCCCAAAAATCTTGGTGAAGCCATCTCTCGTCTCGCGCCCTCGAATGAATGATATCATTTTTGGGGTAACGGACATCTTAGTGACGTTCAGTCTCTTGCACATAATGTGTTTGAAAATTGAACAGCTACTGAGTCTTACAAGCTGTGAAATAGCTATGAATCAGGTTCTAGTGGTAAATCGATTTCCATTAGAAAACTGAAACAGAAAACTATTAAACTCTTGTCTTACAGAGAGCGTCGCACAAAGTTAAGCGACCCGATCTTTCGTCAAAATTTAAATCGCTTTATAGAATCTGGGATTTTAAATAAATCCTTAGAAAATACAACGCAATTTAAATACGTCCAAAACCAACACTCTTACGTAAGTAATAGTGAAGTAATTGGCGTCACAGAGTTATATGACAGTTATATAGACTTACTCAATGAGATGAGACAATGAATAATTGTCGAAATCAAAGATGTTTGACTAGATAGCCGTGATAAACTTGACGAACAAATGATCCTTGGTATAGAGAAAGCTTTTAAGGAGCTTAAGCTAACCAATGAAAATTTATCCGCATTATATGAATTTGCTCTAACTCAGGACAAATTAATATAATCTCTGTCAATGAGGGAAGACCGGCCTTGTCAACGGTTAAATTGACACGGGAAGCCCTCCGCAAGGGGGTGCTCGAGCTAAACTGGAGTAGTTTAGC